ATTCTGGTTCCGTTCATCATAACCTTTGTGGGCGCCGCTATAACATGGGGCGGGGCAATGGCTCGGGCAGATAACATTGAGGTTGATGTCGCTCGCATGGAGTCAGACGTTAAGGCTCTTTCAGTCAGCGGACTCGAAGCCCACAAGGGTATAGCTCTAAACGAGCAAGCCATTAAAACAATCACCGAGTCTCTTGAGCGCCAGCATCACACTCAAAAAGAAAGCGACAAAAAGCTACAGACTCTGATAGAGATAATGCTCCAGTCTAAATCGTAGCCGCAGGAGGCTGTCATGCTTGCAGAAATAGCTGCCGCTAATGCAGCCTTTAAGATAATCCAGACTGCCGTACAAAATGGCAAGGAGATCTATGACTGCGGTACTGCCACGCAAAGTTACTTTGACAATAAAAGTGCTATTGCTAAACGGGTCAGCGAGAAAGGGCAGGGTGATCTTGAGGCGTTTATGGCGCTTGAGAAGATAAAAGAGAGCGAGGAGATTCTTAAGGAAACTATGATTTATGCGGGCCGCGCAAATATGTATTCCGACTTCTTGTCCTTTCAGTCAAAAGCTCGGAAGGAGCGTGAGCGCCAAGAAAGGTTACGCATCAAAAAGAGAGCCGACACCATTGCTCTATTTATGACAGCCCTGCTTTGGGGTACGGGTATCTTAGTGTTGCTACCGCTTGCCTTATACATTGGTTTTAAGATATTCGGGCTTATCTAGTGGATGTATACCACAGCATACAATGTGCATTTAATGGTACATATTTGTGTAACCCTTCCGCATTTAAACGCGCATAAAAAAGGCCGAACATAGTCCGGCCAAGAGGGGGAAACTGGATGGATTACAGAATAAAAATTACCCCAACAATCACTGCTACAATTAATACCTCTAAAGAGCCTAACGTGATTCGCATCTGCCAGTTCAATACTCTTCGAGAACCTTCATAAATCATATCTTTTAAGCTGTTTTTCATGCAAAATACCTCCTAGTGTAGTGCTTTGCCCCTGTGCCAAAGGCGATGTAAGCCATTGATTTATAAGGAAACGCACTCCATAAAACTGGGGGTGTAGTGGTCGGAGGTTCAAATCCTCCCGTCCCGACCAGTTTTTTTTCCCTTATAAATCAACATGTTATAGACCCTCAAAGCATAACCCTTCTAGTGTTGTTTGCGGCGTACTTTTTGGATCCGTTTACCACTGTTCAGCTAGTGTAGTGGCCTAGAATAAACCCTCTATTCTGGAGCCAACTTCCCTAGCCCGATCTTCACTCTTCTTAACATACCTTCTACACGCATCAAGGCTCTTCCAACCACCGACCATCGCAATATCATCGAGGTCTGTTCCGGCTTCATTCAGCCATGTTGCAAAGCTGTGCCGTAACGTGTGAAAGACTAACGCGCCTTCCGGTATTAGCTTGGCTCGATCTACAGACCGATTGTCCTTCTCAGCGCGGTACATTAGATTGTGGTTGTACATTCTAATACTGCGCTTCCACATCTCTCCGGTCATCGATGTTCCGGTCATTGGCTGACCAAGGCGTTGCCTGTCATCCTGAACAAACACATACTCAATATTGCCGAGTCTAGGGTACTCCTCAAGCAACTGCTTACGGTCTTGGCGACGCTTCTCCAGAACCTCTACTGCCATCTTGTTCAACTGAATAGTATGGCTGTGTCCGTTCTTGGCATCGTCCGCAGGGATCACCATTCGGGTAAGATCCTTGCTCAACCAGCTCCACTTCAGACCAATGATGTTGGCCTTACGCTGACCGGTTGCCAAACCAAATCTAACCATGTCTGCCCGCAGTGGATCTAAAAAACGCATCCATCCTTTTGCTACATCAGGGGTCAGATAATACTCGCGCTCCTTGGTTGGCAGTGTTTCGATTTTGGGAAACCTGACAAAAGATACGTCAAGTTTTTGTTGAGCAAAATTACAAACCGCTCGCAGATACACTAAGTAAGTATTGATGCCGCTGTTACTGAGACCCTTAGCGTTCCGCAAATCTGTTTCCATGTCCTCGACATCTATGTTGGCGATGTCCTTCATGTCAACGTCTGCAAATCGTCCTGACGTTTCATCCCACGAAACTACCTTATGACTTCTCTGGCTATTCTTCCGCCCATAAGGTACTGGCTTCTTCCGCCCTTCAATCAAAATCATTGAGGGTCTTTTTTCATACATCCATTCTAGCGTTGAATAGGCATTTGCGTTTTTCGCCCGACCTAATTTCTTTGTCGGTCTCTTCAAATACCTAACCGCTACTTCTTTAAAACTAAGGTGTTTACTCATATTGCTTCTCCTTTGAGTAACGCCTTTGACACAGAAGCACAACTAATATACTAGTGTTGTGTTCCGAATGCCAATAGGGCTATTTCTGCGGCTTAACAACAATGTTAAGGGGATGCTCAGAGTCGCCGACATTCCACTCACCCTTGTCGTTATAAATTTCTACTGCAATTTCATTGCCGTAATCAATTACCGCAACAAAACTATAACCTTCATGCTCCATGTACGAGTCCATGTTCAACATCGCTACCCTTGCTCCACTCCGAGTCTGGAGAGTCTCACTCCATACAATCCGAGAATTTCTACGGTCATACTCTTTGGTCATCAGATCTTTGACATCTTCCATTATGGCCACTTCCTTTCTTATTATAGTTAGCGGCTCGTTGCGACCCCCCAGTGAGCCAATCTGGGCTAATCAAGAGAGTGAAGTCTCTTTGGGTCTTAGGGGAAACTACGTTTTCTTTCGAGCATCATCCCGTATGATCTGATAGTCGCGAGGCGCAGAGAAAGCAAATGAAGCCTGAGGAATTATCTTTTGCAATTCTCCGCCACGATCACACTCGCGGCAATACGGGGTCTCTCTGATTACATAATTTCTTACACTTTCAAGGCTGACAGTAATGTCGTCGTCCAACTCAAGATGCTTACCGTCATTACAAAGCGCATGCTCACTAACACTGCCTGCACTATCGGTCAGGTGTACAACAGCGCTGAACACCTCGCCGTCTCTTACTGAGCGAACCCAAAGACGATGGTCATAGCTTTGCTCAAGATCATGGGGGTTAAGATTCCAGCCCCCGTACACAACACTGCCCGCATTTCTTGTTAGCTTTAACGCCATTCATCAACCCCTAAAAAGGTATATCGTCTTCAGGCATTGCTTCCGCAGGTGCCGGTGCAGGCTTAGAAGCGTGAGGTGCAGGCGCTCCACCTTCGTTAATAAACTGCTTAAGACTTGGTTGCTTGGCAATCCACGCATCCTGTACTTTCAAAAACTTAGCACCCTGAGAAGACTCAGCGACAAAACCTTTCCAATTCATTCTCATATTTTCAGAATCCTGTGCGTCAAATGACTTTTGAATCCAGTCAATAAAAGGCTGGCTAATTTGCAAAAAGCCACTGTAATCATGTAGCTTGTCTGGCGTTGCCCACGACTGACCCTTTTCCATGAGACCTGCTAGGCGAGCCAGTTCTTTTTCTTTTTCTTCCGCGTTGAGGCGGTAAAGACGACCGTTGCCGCCGGCTACTTCAAAACTCTGTGTCATACTGAATCCTCGTTGATTACTGATATCTGCATTAAGCCTGTCTGTCTCACAAAGTCGTCAATGCTTTCACCTTGATCGAGAAGCATCTGTTCTCCGTTCAGGTGAGCAAACGCCTTGCGATAGTCCACGCTTGGTTTTTTATGGATAACCTTTACTAAGGTTTTGCCGTTACTAATAGACTCCTTGTACCGCTCACCCAACACCTTCTTAATGTCGTCAGATGATTTCTTCAACTCGTTTAATTGGATAAGGTCTTCACCCATCTTCTCAACCAAGCTGTCGATCTTTACCTGATTCTCTGTCAAGAGATCCAAGTCTGTGTCGCTGGCGATAGACTTAACAACGTCAGCTGACTCAATATGTTTTTTCCTGCGGCCCTCATCCTCGTACTCGGCGAGAATAAACTCGTGCCATTCTCTGTACAGGTCTACCCGAGATACCTTTCCTGACATAGGAGTAGGTAGAAGCTTTCCGTCTAACATCTCTCCCAGCCAATTGTCTGGCCGCTCAACCACCTCATAGGTGTATTGGGGTTCCGCCGATTTATTTTTTGCTAAGTAACAAATGAAGTGGCACTGATCAACGTCCAAGCATTCCATCTGCATATATACCTGCGTCAGGTACATGCTTCGTTTTTTATCGAAGATCGAATAAGGTTGCTTGGTGTAGTAGGGATAAGGGCACTTAAACTCACAACACGAGTCGAGTCCGATCAACCCATCTGCTGATGCTTGCAGGAAGTCATACTGAGGATGCACAACAGAACCAGTCTCTCGGACTTTCTTGCCGATCAACTGCTCCAAGAAGCGCCGAGCCGTATCCTCCATCAACTGACCATGCTCTACAGCAGGAACCATTACAAACTCAGACTCAACCCGAGCCAACTGACGCACACGCTGTCGTATGTATTTAGGGATGGTCAAGTACGGATGCTCGCCTGTCAGTGCCGCGATTGAGGAGGCCGGCTCAGGTAACCGTCTAGCCTCGTGCCACTCTGGTGAGCCTTGAATTTCAGCACTCATTTAGCGGACTCCCAAAGCGCTACCTTCTTAGCTTTTAACTCTTCATACCTATCGGCATGGGGATCTGCATCGATCTTGCTGGTGCGTAGCGCATTGAGATACCTATTGTGCTTGCGCTCTAACGCTCTTAAGTTTGTGCAAGACTCTAGATCAGCCTCGACCCAGTATTCATCTGCCATGGTGCTATCGTCAGCAACTGCATCCGCAACAGCGTCTTCTAGATATTCAGGCTCTGGTGCCGCCTGATCCTTGATCCACAGCTGATGTGCCAGACCAAACTCACCCATAGCCCTGACGCGCAGGCGCTGTTTGGCTGTATTTAGATCCCAGCTCGAAGGGTTCTTTATGGATTGAGTGTTGCGGTGAATTGGCAGGCTGACAGTCTTCTCGTGCCCCTCAACGGTCATCGTGAGACGAACCTCCGCGCTTCCATCATCAAGATAATGTAACTCTCGGCCTTGTGAATCAGGCAAGAACTTGTAGGTGTACTCTGGATAGGCAGACATCATTAGAGCATGAGCCGCCATCACTTGAATGATTTGAACACCATCGTCATCAGTTATGATGTGTGCAGAGCAATCTGTATTACTTAGAGTGTTCCAAATTTCTTTTTTAGAGGTAGATTCCATTAATCTCGATCCAGTTATGTATAAGCTTGGATCTATTATGCGTTTCTGTGTACCTAAAAACAACCCTTACGTGCGAATAATCGTTACTTAATTAAAAAAGTACACGATTAAAGAGTTTAAAAACACGGAATACGACTGAGAAACATACATATAGTCAGGAACGCAATAATGCTATGTAAAACTGATTAGACAGGCAAGTGTTTTATAGGTGTTTGCGACAGGACGTAGCTTTTTAGCGGTGGTTTATTAGGTTAAATCGTCGGCGGCAATAAGTGCAAGGGTAGAAAGACAAACAACAATCATGTAGGTGGTAAGCATAAAGGCC